TTATATATAAAACAAGGGTGAAAAGCTCAAACTGTAAGCTCACCACCTTTGCATATCATAGAAGAATCTTATTTACAGACTTTTTCTCACAGTCTCTAACAGGCGAAAAATAAATGAAATCGGGTAAGAGTCAGTTTGCGTAGTTGACTGTTACCCGATCTCTTTATTTCCAGATATTCATGTCTGATAAGATAGACATGGTTATTTCAGTTGCGTTGCCTCCGGTAGCATCGCTGTCTGCACCAATGTTAGTAGCAAAAAAGTATGTATTATCTGCAGTTTCGATATAACCGATAAACCATCCGTTCACATCCTGGCCGTCCACACGGCCAGTTCCGGTCTTTCCGTAGAATGTTCCGGCATCGGAAGAGGAAAGGCAGATGGCATCTTTTACTGCATTGACGTTTTCAGGGGCGAAGCCAAAACTGTTATTCTGTAGCTTGGTTAAAAGTTCGACCTGTTCTATTGGAGAGATCTCCAAGGATGATTCCATCCAATAAGTGGAGAAATCACCACTCATGTTTTCGTTACCATATCCGATTTCTTGAATATAGCTGTAAACGTCAGAGAATCCAAGTTGTTCATCTACTGACTGGAAGTACCAGTTAACGGAGGAGTTCATTGCAGACTGTAAGGTCTGATCCGCATTCCATGCTTCAAATGGATAGCTTTCTCCATTCCATGCAATAAAGGAGTTTTCTGGTGTAATGACACCTTCTTCCAAGCCGAACAAGGCATCATATATTTTGTAGGTGGAGTTTGGTGCTACTCGCAGGGTAGCATGCTCCTTGTCATGTATGCTCCATGCATCTTTTCCAAAATCGTATAAAACAAAGCTGCCTTCGTATTCTCCGAAGTATGTGGAGAGGTCTACATAGGAAACATTCTCAGAAGAGGAGTCCCATTGGTAGTAGTTTTCGTCTGCTGCGTATGTAGAAATAAAAGGAGCAAAACCTAACAGGAGAACAGCAGTCAGTACAAATGCCGTCATACCTTTTAGCCTTTTTGTAAATGTTGGCTTCTCATAAGATGCAATATTGATAATTCTCCGCTTCATCTGCTTCATGTTTCCACCAAGGCCGGCAGCAAACGGAAAAGGAGTAAGAGAAACCTTTTCAGCAAAGTTAATCAGTGTATTGCCATAATCCTCGTAAGCATCCTCTTCAAGCATCTTTAAAACAGAGGTGTCACAGGCAACCTCTCTGTCATTACGCATTTCTTTCAGAGCGTACCAAACAAGAGGATTGAACCAATATACCACTCCAGCAAGGTTCATCAGATAACTGGCAATAGCATCATGGTGCTTGTAATGCTGCAGTTCATGTAACAGCATATACCGCATATCGGATTCGTTATAATCAGAGATCAGATGAATCGGAAGATAAATACACGGTTTCAAAAGTCCAACAATAATCGGGGATTTCAAAAATGCGGTACTGTAGACAGGAATATCTCTGTGAATCCCCATCTCTTCTAAGCAGTGATGATACAGTCTGCGGACTTCCTTGTTCTGAAGGGGAAGTGCAGATTTCTCCAAGTTGCGTAAACGGAGAGAGGATTTGATTACCAAAATAATCATTGCAAGAATACCTACAATCCATATCCCTAATAATATGTATCCGGCAATGGATGGAGCTTCGCTATTTACAGAAAGGGTAAAGTCATTCATCCAATTTACATTTCCGGTTGGATCGACCCCAATGGTTTCTCCCATAGCAGTTCCAGTATTGGAAGATGGAGAGCTTCTCAGGCTACCGAGCCACGAGAAGATTTGAGGAAATCCGATTAGACGGAACGGTATAAAGGGAACTACCAACAAGCCAAGCAGCAGGAACCAAAGATTATACTGCATCCGGCTGGAAAGGTTGTTTTTGAATATCCGCTTGGCTATCAAAAGAATTCCGATGATACCGCTGATAAATACGTTGCATATTAAAAAGCGTATCATAAAATCAGCCACGTTAATTGCCTCCTTTTTTTGACCTCTTTGAAAGAAGGGAGCGGAGAGTGTTTATTTCTGTTTCAGACAGTCTGTCATTTTCTATATATGCAGACAGCATGGCAGTGATATCCCCGTCATAGTATCGTTCCAGAAAAGAATTGCTTTCCTGGCCGATGTATTCGCTTTCCTTCACAACTGGGGTGTAAACAAACACTCGGCTCTGTTTTTCATAAGTCAGAGCGCCTTTGGTCACAAGGCGTTTGATTAAAGTCTGTATCGTTTTCGGACTCCAGCTTGTGGTCTGTAATAATTTATCTGTTATTTCATTTGTACTGATCGGCGCATGTTTCCATACGATTTTCATAACTTCAAATTCAGCTTCAGAAATCTGTGGTAAATCACTCATTTCAAATCCCTCCTTAAATCTTACGGATGTAATAAATGTATTATAGACGTTATTTATGTGGTTGTCAATTTCAGAAAAAAGATATTGACTTGAAATCTTACCTGTGTAATAATTGAAATATTACAAGGGTAAGATTTAGAAAAGGCAACAAAAAGAAAAGAACCAGAATCACAACGGATTAGCTGGTTCCTTTACTCGTTTGAATTACCTCTTTTATGTATGAGTGCTAAGAGGTATTCAATTGCTGGAAGAATCTCGGCTGCCTCTTGCTCATCACATTCCTGTAGCATCAATAACAGTTTTTGTTTTTTCAACCCGTCCGTTGCAGTGGCAGGGTGGAAAATCTGGTCTGCAGGAATGTGTAAATAAACGATGATCTGGCACAATACTTCGAACTTGGGATTACCACGGTCGTTTTCAATATTCAGTATTGTACGTTCATCACAACCTATTTGTTCAGCTAATGCTGCTTGAGATAGATGGGCTTCTTCTCTGGCAGCCCGAACTACCTTCGCAAGATTTTTTACATAGTCATGCATTACAATTCACCTCAGAGATAGTTTACACTACAGGTTGGATATTATGAATTACATCAAAGTACAGGTATGAGATGAAATAAATTACACCATAAAAGGAGAAATCACATGGACACAGGAAAGCAACGTAGAATGCGATGTTTGTTGAAGTTACTGAAAGGCTCTCTGATGGGACAGCATGCAATATTATCCGCTTCTGCATCCAAACGATGGATGAACTGTACCCCATCTGCATTGTTGGAGAGGCAGTTTGCGGACGAGGAAAGTATCTACGTAGCGGAGGGAACTGCTGCCCATGCTCTTGCGGAACATAAGCTGAAACGGTTTCTCAAAAAGCGTTCCAAACGTCCGGTGTCTGATTATGACTGTGACGAGATGGAAGAATGCACAGATGATTATGTGTCCTTTGCAATGGAGCAGATTGAAAAGGCGAAGCAGTCATGCAGTGATCCGATAGTGATGATTGAGCAGAGGCTGGACTTTTCCAGATGGGTGCCGGAAGGATTCGGTACCGGGGATTTGGTTATCGTAGCTGATGATACTTTATACATTGTGGATTTGAAGTACGGAAAAGGCATTGCTGTATCTGCAGAATGGAATCCACAGATGCTTTTATATTCTTTGGGAGCATTGGAACTGTTCGATTCCCTTTATGACATTGAAAAGGTTAACATGACCATTCACCAGCCGAGACTGGAAAATGTCAGCACCTTTGAAATTACGGTTCATGACCTCATGGAATGGGCAGAGCAGGAGTTGATGCCGAAGGCAGAGATGGCAGCCAAAGGCGAAGGGGAGTTTGCAGTTGGAGATTGGTGTCGTTTCTGTAAAGCGAAAAATACCTGCCGTGCCAGAGCAGAAGAATATTTGCGATTGGCACAAATGGAGTTTAAACCACCGGAGCTTTTGTCAGAGGAAGAAATCGCAGAGGTTTTGAAGGTAGCGGATGAACTTGCCAAGTGGTCTGCAGATGTTTATGCCTATGCACAGGATGAAGCGATTACACACGGAAGGGTATGGAACGGATTCAAACTGGTAGAAGGCAGAAGTAACCGTAGAAAAAGGTATCCGGCAGAAACTGCATAAGTTTCCGATACCGGAATCCGAGATGGCATTTTACCGTTTGGATCAGGAAATTAACGACAGGGGAGTTTTAGTTGACAGGGAATTGGTAGAACAGTCGATTACCTGTGACCTGTTACATAAAGACATTGTGACGAACCGTGCCTATGAGGTAACGGGACTTGAAAATCCAAATTCCGTATCGCAGTTGAAAGGATGGCTATCAGAACGTGGAGTGGAAATCGACAGTCTATCCAAAGGAGCGGTTGCAGAGCTGATTGAGGATGCGGATGGGGAAGTGCTTGAGGCTTTAAAACTCCGGCTTCTCATGGCGAAAACATCGGTAAAGAAGTATGAAGCGATAGAACGGTCAGTGTGTTCGGACGGAAGGGTACATGGATTGCTGCAGTTTTATGGGGCAAATCGTACCGGCCGGTGGGCAGGAAGACTGGTGCAGGTACAGAACCTTCCACAGAATCATATCAGCGACTTGGAACTAGCCCGTAGTCTTGTCAGAAGAGGGCAGTTCGAGGAATTGGAATTATTCTACGAATCCACACCAAATGTACTGTCTGAATTAATCCGTACTGCATTTATTTCAAAAGAGGGATGCAGGTTTATTGTTGCGGACTTTTCAGCCATCGAAGCAAGAGTGTTCAGATACAATTCTTCTCCATCTTTATAAATAGAAATTGCTTCTGCCCAAATCTGGTCTACCGTCTCAGGAGTCAGATCCCATCCCCGATACTTCCCTTTTCCAGTCACATGCACAGGCCAAAAGCGTCTGTTTCCGGTAACATCACGCAGGAATCCGCCCTCTGAGTTTGTACTTCCCACAATCACACATTCCCTCGGATGACTCTCCACCGTTGTTCCATATGACTGCCTGTATTTATCATCTGTCCGGGTAACAAAAGATTTTACAGTTTCCACATCTACCTTTTTGATACCCGCAAGCTCTCCCAATTCCAATAGCCAATACCCCTGCAGTTTCTCCGCAGCAGTTTTTCCATCCTTCATATCAGAAATCGTAAGGGAATCCGAATACCATTCCCTGCCCAGTTTGGCAAAGAACGTGGATTTACCGCAGCCCTGCGGACCATTCAAAACCAATACCGAATCGAACTTTACCCCCGGTTCATAAATACGGGCTACCGCCGCTACCAGAGTTTTTCTCGTAACCGCACGGACATATGGTGTATTTTCCGCTCCCATGTAATCGCTCGGCAGACTATCAATCCTGCTGCATCCATCCCAAGATAACGTGGAAAAATACTCCTTGACCGGATGATAAAGTCTCTCAGACGATACCACTGCAAGCAGAGCATCCTTAAATTTGGTAGGTGACCAAATCCCATATACCCTTTCAAAGTACAATTTCGCACAGGCAATATCTGCATCGCCCCATCCCTTTTTCACCTGCGCCCACGGTAATGCTCCAATAACATCCAGTGCATTTTTCAACTGATTAAATACGATAGGTTGTAGGTTCTCATCGAAACGGATAATAGTTGCAATATTGGAAAGTGTGTCTTTTACTTTGCCCTGACGATCCAAGTCCAGCATAGTCTGCCACTCCCCAATATCCGCATCAAATTCCTCACTTGCTGCCTTTTCCCTTTCCTTTGCCAGTGTCATTTTTACCTGTTCATCCGATACTGCAAAGTCACTCATAGCCTTAAAAGATGGCAGCTTTCCTGCATCCGTTCCTTCTTCTGTCTTATCATCCTGCTCCCCAAACTTATGGATGCGGACAATGTCAAATGCATTCAGCAGCTTCCCACAAGCCGGATCAGTGGCATGATGGGAATACGCAAACTTCCCTTCATAAATCACCACCCCTGCCTGTGAATCTGCCGGGATATAATCAAATCGCTCCGGCATCATGCTTTCCTGATACACATCCGGCAGAAATATACGGATTGCCTCTTCTATAGAATAAGTCCGGCAGAATGCACCTACGATTCCTTCCTTCGACAACGGATCAGCCTGTTTCTTCATCTCCCTGCTGACAACTGCTTTTTGTCTGCTGCTGACAGGCCATGAAGAAGAGTCCCTCCAATCTGCATATCGTTCCAACACGGAATCCGGATTCAAAAATGTTCCCGGAATATCACGGAAAAAGAATTCTCCATCTGCAGAGGTGGAAGGCCAATACATGAGGCGGCTTGGTTCGTAGGTTGTATCATCAAACAACTCCATGCCGATATCCTCTGCCACTTTTCTTGCCACTGCTGCATATTCATCCGGCGATACAGTCCTTGATAACGGAATAATCAGACGGAGCCTTGGTTTCTCCGGTGTGTGTTTATGGGTAGAGTAGATCAAGCATCTGAAATCAAAGAACATTTCTATCTGTTCTGCAATATCCTCTGTGGCATAGTCCATATCCAAAGTCAGACCAGAACGGAATAATACATTTGCTTTCTTTCTCCTACCGCCTTTCAACTTGCCAAGCACAAAACCACCCACATCTTTGATAGCATCCTGCTTTGCCTTGCTCATCTTCCGATACTGTTCCATCGTTTCACTGGTACGGACAGTATGAGAGAGACGCTCCAAAAACTCATCAATCTCCATCTCCTGTCCGTTCCACTTCTTTTCCATTCGGGAATTTCCTGTTGAAATATACAGTTTCATCCTGCAATCCCTCCTAATCTTTTTTATAAAATCTGCACTCGTAGCCATCGGCACGAAGCGGAAGCCCGTGTACCCAGGAAGGTGGCTCTGCCATAATCTGGCATACCTCTTCTACAGACGATTCTCCTTCCGGCACTTCCAATACCGCTTCATCGTGTACATGAAATACAATGGAGAATCCTGCTTTCTTCAACCGCATCATAGCTTCTGCGAGAATATCCCGGCTGGTACCCTGCACGATATTCTCCACCAGCTTCGGCCCGTAAGTATCCATTCTTTCCCATTTCTTGTTTTCTCCCACACCCTCATAGGTCAGTCCGTCCCTGCCATATTTGTTTACACCCATTCTGGGTTTTACATAGGCAAGTTTCCTGCCGGATGGGAGCATAGCAAACAAAATACCGGAAGCATACTGAAAACGAATCAGTCCGACCTGTGTTTCTTTCTTTTCACGGACTGCCCTCATAGCTGCCTCATCCACATCCCACCAAAACTGTGTGATATGCGGATTTGCATTTCTCCATGTAGATACCAACCCCGGAAGTTCTTCTTCACTAAGTCCCATTGCCAAGGCTCCCATTGAAGTCAATGCTCCGACTGCTCCTCCGTATCCAAGGGCCAGTTCCGCAATCTTTCCTTTCTGGCGCAACGGAGAGCCTTTTGTAATTTCCTCTATCGGAACTCCAAACATAGCAGATGCCGAAGCCTCATATATTTTTCCGTGTGTAGCAAATACATCCAGTCTCCACTGTTCCCCTGATAACCATGCCAAATGGAGCAGTCTACGATGAGAACCACAAAGTCCGCTACATTCATGATAAGAAACTGGATGTATTGGAAGATTTAATCGAGGCGGCGAATGGAAAGCCTGTGTTGGTGGCTTACTGGTATCAGCATGATTTGGATAGAATTATTGAGCGGTTTAAGGCTGTGCCTCTAAAAGCAGCAGGTGACATCCGCAAATGGAAAGAAGGAAAAATCCCGGTGGCAGCAATCCATCCGGCATCTGCAGGACATGGACTGAACATACAGGACGGAGGTCACATTCTGATTTGGTTCGGGCTTACGTGGTCTTTGGAATTGTATATGCAGTGTAATGCCAGACTGTGGAGACAGGGGCAGAGGGAAACGGTAATGATTTATCATATCATCAACAAAGGAACATTGGACGAAGATGCCATGCGGTCATTAGAACAGAAGGACTGTGGGCAGTCGGCTATTATAGATGCAGTAAAGGCAAGGATTGGAGGTGTGAACGGTGAGAGCAGAAAGGATGATTAAGGAATATCCGAAAATGAAAAGAGAACTATCGGTATTGGAGTTCCAGTTGAGCCGCTGTGAGGGAATTGATTATGACACCGTCATATCCTCCCTTACCTTCTCCAAGCCGGAAGGAGAAAGAGTGCAGACAAGCGGTGTTTCTGATGTGACTGCAAGGGCAGCACTTGTATACCGTAAGGTGGCAGACAGGATGAGTGATGAGTGGTTTGCTTATCTTGCGGAGCAGTATGGACAGATAAAAGAAGAGTTGGATTTTTTTGAACATGCTGTGCGTGGGCTTTCAGGGAAATTGCCGGAAATTATGTGGGACATGGTAGTGGAGCGTTCCACGTGGGAAGAATTGATGATGAAGTATCATATCAGCCATACAATGGTGGCAAAATATCGCAAGAAAGCAATAAAGGAATTGGATGTGCTGTATGAGGAAAGAGACAGGCAGACGGAAAGTTTTATTTTGAGGTGAGGCTGTGAGACGAGGCGAAGTTTACTTTGTAGATTTTGGAAAAGACAAAACAACACATAAACAGTGTGGCATCCGTCCGGCTGTGATTGTGAGTAATAACCGGGGAAATGGTCATGGACCAACGGTAACGGTTGTTCCGCTTACAGGTAATATACATAAAAGACCTGAAATGCCAACCCATGTGCAGATTCCACTTTCCGGCTGCGTTGGTCTGAAAAGACCGAGTATGGCATTGGCCGAACAGGTCGATACCGTAGATAAGGTAAAAATCAAAGATAAAATTGGGGAAATACACGATAATCTTCTGATGGAGCAGATCACAGTTGCCCTTCAGATACAGATAGGCGTTTTTGAAGAATATAACTAATACCGGGGTGGGATTGTGTGTCCCACCCTTAAATTATGCAACAGTTCGTTTCGTTAATCTTCATCATTTAGTTCTGGAATATGGCAGGAGCCAAGAAGCAGTTCTTTGCAGTCTGAAAAGCCGAGCATATAGGCAAGTTCTCCATAGCGTACCCAATTGGCACTGCGTTCATTGACATACTGGTCGATTAAACGCATCGTTTCTTCCGGCAGATTAAGAGATGCCAGCTTTGCAGCATAATCGTCTGCCCTTTCCTTGGACTGTATAAATACAGCATCCTCTTTTGTAATCTTGTGCAATGCTTCTCCCATTCGGGTATCCATCAGTTGATAAAGTACGGATTTGTTATCCATGTAATCGATCCTTTCACCATGAGGTCATATTAACTCTGAATTGGTAAGTTATCAACCATAAAGATAGCATTACCGAATATTTAAAAGTTACCCCTTTTTGCTGTTCGGTGGTGTACTAAAGGTGTACTAAGTGTGCATTGTCCGGTGTACTGACATGAAGCATTTTTCGTGATATAGTGTAGGCGTGAAAGATTAGATGCGGACTGAACCCTATGCGGTTTGGTCTTTTTTCTGTCTTTTACAGGGCGTGGGTACGGGCTTTATCCTTTCACCGTACCCGGTACATAAGAAAGGAGCGTGGTGCTATGCCAAGGAAACCAAAGAAACCGTGTAAGCATCCCGGCTGTCCGAAGCTGGTGGAGGGAACGTACTGCGAGGAACATGCTTTGATGCATGGGCAGGAACGAGGAGATTCAGCAGTGCGAGGGTATGACAGTAAGTGGAGGAAGGCAAGGGAATGGTGCGTATTTTATTGGAACGGTTATTGATTTGGAAGAAAAGACCGTACAGAGCCTTGTCTGTGACAGAAGTACAGGAGATGTGTTTCAGACAGCAATCCGTTCTTTTACCGGGGAACTGAACCCTTCCTGTACTGCAGATATTGTCATGGGAATGTATGCAGATAGTTACTACTTTGCCGGAGGATTTGATGATTGGTTTTACGAAACAGATTCTGATCTGACGATTGGTGATTTGGAAGCACACTTTCTTTCCGGCTTATTGGCAAATGGTGCAGATGCGGACTCGTCTGTGGATGCCATATCAAATCCGGGCAGTGTGACCTTAAAGCAGACGGACGGTGTATATGCAGAGAGCGGTGTCCTCTATACAAGGATTTTAGACCTTTGGGAAGGTGGTCTTGCCGGAGAGGGAAAGATACAACTTGTCGGTACGGTGGATGCAGGGATCACATCTATTTCGGAAGTCAAAACAAGAACATCTGACTCTCTGGAAGATGCATCTTTTTCAGATTGGGAAGCGGTTGGAACGGATGGAGTGATACAATCTCCAAACTTAAGATACATTCAGATACAGATGACTCTTTCTACAACAGACACATCCATGACACCGGAACTGACGGCAATTCAGATATATGAAACACCAAAGGCTCCTTATTCTAAATTGGGATATGCAAGGCCAGTGGTGTTAAGTGATAGCGGTATCAGGGAAGCAGTATTGGAAAATGCCTATGATATTATCGTTACGAGCGAACTGAATGGTTCTGACTATTTGGAGTTTTCCATTCCATTCAAAGATGGGAAGCGATCATATCTTGATAATGAAAAGAAACTGCAGATTACTAAGGACATTTACCGTATCCGAACTGTCACGGATGATAAAGGCGAAGACGGAAACACAGTAACGAGCATTTATGCGGAAGCTGCGTTTTATGACCTTGCGTATTCTGAAAAGAAAAGTGAACAGACCTATGAAGCGGAAACAGCAGAAAAGCCGATGGCTTATGCACTGCAGGGAACAGGATGGAGTGTTGGGAAAATAACGGTATCAACCAAACGTTCCTGGCAGTCCACGGATAAAAATGCCCTTTCCATGCTCCGTACCATTCAGTCCATTTATGGTGGTGATTTGGAGTTTGACAATGTAAATAAACAGGTCAGCCTGCTGACACAGTCAGGTAGCAACAGCGGTGCTGTGTTTGCTTACCGCAAAAACATGAAATCCATACAGAGAGTTGTAGACACCCGAAGCCTTGTAACAAGGCTTTATGCCTATGGTGCGATGGTATGACCTTTGCAAGTATCAATAACGGAAAGGAATATGTGGAGAATACCGAATATTCATCCGAAATCAGAGTATCTACTCTGGATTGTTCTTCTTTTACGAATCCCTATCAGATGCTTGAATATACCGAAATGAGACTGGCAGATTATTCAAAACCGAGCATTTCTTATGTCATACAGGTAATGAATCTGTCGGTGTTAACAGGATGGGAGCATGAGAGTTTTGGTATTGGTGATGTGGTAACTGTGGATGACAAAGACTTGGGAATCCGAATCAGTACCAGAATTATTCGCATGGACTATAATGTGCAGGAGCCTTGGAAGACAGTCATTGAGCTTTCCACCAAATTAAAGGAACTGGGTGATTCTTCTGCTTCATGGGAGAAGGCAGCAGATACCCTCTCCTCATCAGATTTGCTGGACAGACAGGAAATGAAGGATTTGGTGGTAAACAACCATCTGCTGAATTCCAGAGCAGATGACGGATTCAGCTATTGGCAGAATTCCGGTTTTGATGTAGACGGAGAGAATGGTGCTTCCGGCAATGCAAGTTTTAAGTGTGTGGGAGCGTTGAATACCACAAAAACATTGTCGCAGGAAGTATATCCGGCTACCAGAAGCAGCTACACAGTATCGGCAAGCATAGCCACAGAGAATCTGAAAAAAGGTGCGAATGGCAGAGTTGGCATTGAACTTGTGATTGAATACGAGGATGGTTCGGAAGAAACAAGATTTGTAGAGTTGTTTTGAGAATTATTTGAATGAAAAATTGATTCTGTTGTGGTAAAATATAAATGAATTCTAATGATGAAAAGGGGATGATAGAATATGGGATTGGATATAAAGAATAATCCATTTTTATATTCAGTTGGGACACAATTAGCATATAAAATAGCAAAAAGATATTATAAAAATATCCATTATGTTTGGTGTACAACAGAATTTAATTCATCAAAACAACCGCCGACTTCAAATCCAGCAACGATCTGTAAAAGATATTTAGAACAGATTACAACAGGAGATCGTCATACGAAAGAAATTGAGAATAATATAGCTGGAATCTTAAAAGGAGCCAAGGCTAAACTTAATAGTGGAGTTATAAGTAAAAAAGAGTATAATGAAATAAGAAGTATTGTATCAGCTGCTGAATATGAAGCTTTTTTTCCGATACTTTACATCGTGGAGAGTAAAAAAATAAAAGACAGATATGTAGAGGTTGTGGTCGAGGAACGAGCAAGTGATGATGCCGTTGAATACAAAATTGAAGATTTGAAGGAAAACGAATTTGAAATAATTTCATTTAAAGATATTCTGAGTGGCATTGTAAATATTGCTGACAAGAAAGTAGGTGAATAATATGCCGAAAGCAAAAATAAATACACCTGTAGGTAGTCGAAGAAAGAAAATAACAGGAACAACAGTTAAAAAAGGTTTAAGAATGGAAGCGGTTCCGGTAAAAACTGTCGCTGTAAAAACTGGTGTGGCTCCGGTAAAGGCTGCTGCCACGAAAGCAACTCCCGTTAGAAGAGGGAAAGTTACTGGCAGATTGATTGCTTCAATGGATTTGGATGAAATGCTAGAAGCATCAAAAATTGTAGAGATGGGATTCAGGGGAGAAAAAATTCCAACTGTTAAATCACCTAAAGTTCAAAAATATGTAGGAGCGGTATTGCGATTAAACAAAAGAGCTTCGACAAAATCGGTAGCGAAAAAAATGCAACAAGATCTTACTGTTCAAATAGTAGAGCAAAATAAGAAAACGACTAATGCGGCAGAAGCAAAGCGTTTATACCAGGCATTGATGGAAGAAGAGTAAATATATAGTAGAAACAAGGCATCTCCTCGGAGGTGCTTTTTTTCTGTCCATTTTGGAGGTGCATTAAATGTATTTTACAAGGTCAGCAGGAGCGGTCAGTGTTACCGGAATAGAAAAAGTGAAAAAACTGACGGTAAGAGTTGTGGTGCAGGACTGTACAGGAACTGTGCGTTTTACGGATATTATGCTGCAGGGTGGTTCGGTGGCAACCGCATGGGTTTCCCATGTGTCAGAGCAGAGGTACACCTTTGATGCACAGGAGGTGTAAGGATGGAGTTTATTCGATTTGCCGGGACAATCAATATACATGAAGAAAAGAAGGTGGCAAAGGCTACTGTAAATGTGGTTTTAGAGGATTGCACTGGAACCTTTTATATAACAGATGTCATGTTTCAGGAAGGTAAGTGGCTGACCGGGTATGTGGTAAACAATCTGGAACTTCTGCAGAAGAACCGTGTGGATGGGGAGATAACACCTGTCCGCTTTTTTAATGGGATTGTACGTTCCGGTGCTACAGCGGTGATTACCAATGATGGGAAAGTATCGACTGGACTAAATTATCACATCATTCCGAAAGATACGATGGCAGCAGGAGATATGAGCGTGGCTCATAGTTATGGAAGTCATAAGCTGACTCTGCAGAGTGCCTTTTCGGAAGATGATGTTGTAGAAATTAATTCTGATACCAGATTGGTAACGACGAATGGAAACAGGATTAAAGCTGATGGGTTTTATTCTTATTCGGCAGCAGGGGACAGTAAGCACCAAATTAAGGTGAAGGACAGAAAGTCAGCACTTGTGCGTATGTCTTTTCAGGAAATGGCATATGGGATTGGAGGGCAAAGGATGTGAGCAGAGCAAGTAACCGGAATGTTATGGCATGGACATTCATGGGAAATACAAGAATGCATCAGGTGTTAGAGGAAAAAGGAAATAAGCTGTCTCACGTTGGAATTTTTACATTTGAAGTCTCAGCGGATGGAACAATCAGCGAGACGGGAACTTCGGTCAGTACCATTCTTCCTTATGTAAAAAAGTGGCCACACATTAAATGGCTTCTAACCATTATGAATCATGGTACAGCTTCTATTTTTACAGCACTCAGAGAGAATACGAATGGCGCACAGGACACGTTTATTTCGGAAATTGTGCGGATTATTGATAAATACCCGTGGTGTTCGGGGATAGATATTGATTTGGAACGTGGAGGAGAGTTGGCGAATAGGGCGAAGGCAAATGCCTTATTTTCAAGGATTTATTCTACTGTAAAAACAAAGGGAGCAAGCCTTCATGTAAATATCTGCCTTCCGGGTATGACCAGTGTGGGCGGTTCAGTTGGTGGCGAGAACTGGTGCGTGTATGCCGATTTGGATGCATACTGTGACACAGCCGCAATCATGAGTTATGGTATGAGTTGGGCGGGTTCTGCACCGGGGCCGGTATCTCCGAGAAGCTGGTTGGAAGGCATCTACAGTTATGCTGCCAATGCAATGAACCCGGATAAAATCATGATGGGACTTCCCGGATATGGATGGAGATGGCAGATATACGATACTACGGAGAATCTTGGTACGACTTATCGGGGAACAAGCCTTACCTACTATGCTGCGAAATATTGGATGGAGGGCTTATATAATCATACAGGGGATGCCCCACCGCAACCATTTATACCGTTCTTTTCTTATTGGGATTGGACAGATATGGTCCCTTGGGGACTGCTTCATGTGTATGACTTCATGGAAGGATGGGATACGAGCAGGGAAATCGCAGAGACGACAAAGCAGGAAACCTATAGTGGCAGAAAATATCTTACAACCTATCTGAAACAGCAGGAGGTATCCTTTGGAACGATCAGTGTTGACAGAGATGGTGTGCCGGACTCTTATTCGGGCAATGCAGTCATTGGGGAAGGATATGCGTCTGTTTTGGATGAGGAAGCGGTACTGAAATATACATTTGAAGTACCAACAGCCGGAACGTATGATGTGGCAGTTGAGATAGTCTATCCAAGATGGGATAAGAATAGCATCGGAATCAATCTTGATGGGGACAGTCATATGCTGTCGGAATCAAGGCTGTATTTTTTATATTGGAGAAAGAAGTTCTGGAGGATATTAAAAAGTGGTGTCAGCCTGTCAGCAGGAACGCATACCATTTCTGTTTCTGGCGGAGTGCCTGGTGTAGTGTTTTATGGCTTCCGGGTGTGTTCAGATTTCTCACAGAAAGCGACTGCCGGGGAAGTGTACTATGGTTTGAAGCCGAGAAAATTCATGGATGTGAATGGAGAAATGGTACAGCCTGACAGGGCATTTAAGGTTACTGCAGAGGTGCTTCGCAGAAAGCCGGAAAGTGCGCTTGTATGGTATGAGGATTTCTGTGATTATTCAGAAATCCCGACCAACTATTTTACAGTGCTTGACGGTTCCATAATTATCTTAAGAAGGAGTTGGAGGCATTTGGTATTGGTGTGGTAACCACAAGGACAGATCAGAATACGGACAGGGCATTGTATGAAAGAGGTGCGGCTTCCAAAGGCTGTAACCTCTTTATTTCTGTCCATTCCAACGCTGTAGGGAACGGTGTAAACGAAAGTGTGGATTATCCGGTGGCATATGTTCTTTTAAATGGAAGCAGTACGGATATTGGTCTGAAGCTGGCAAAGGTTGTGGAATCAGCGATGGGAACTGCACAGAGCGGAAGAACCGCAACACGTCAAGGTACAAATGTAGAATACTATGGTGTACTTCGTGGAGCAAATGCAGTAGGAACACCGGGGATTATCCTGGAACATTCATTCCATACCAACACCAGAGCAACAAAATGGCTTTCCAGTGACAGTAATCTGCAGAAGCTCGCCAAAGCGGAAGCAGAATGTATTGCTGCCTATTATGGAGTGACGAAAAAGGAAGAAACTACTCTTACAAAGATTATGGGTAACGCAGTGGCAACGGTGGAGCAGATGACAGCTTATATTAAAGCAAAGAATCCTGATGTTGCACAGTCGGTTATCGACATGATTCCACTTTATCTTTCGGAAGGCAAGGTAGAGGGTGTCCGTGGTGATATTGTCTTTGCACAGTCCTGTCTGGAAACAGGAAATTTTGGATTCTCCGGTTCTGCAGTAACGCTCGAACAGAATAATTTCTGTGGCATGGGAGTGACTTCAAATGGAATGAGAGGAAATTCCTTTGATACACCACAGCTTGGTATCAGGGCACAGGTTCAGCATTTGAAAGCCTACGCTTCCACAGAAGATTTGAAGAATGAATGCGCTGATCCACGCTTCAAGTATGTCGCAAGAGGCTGTGCGAAATATGTGGAGTGGCTTGGACAGAAAGAAAATCCAGCCGGAAAAGGATGGGCAGCAGGAGCCGGATATGGTGCAAAGATTATTACAATCTTAAATACCATGATTGGAATTAAGAGCGAGGCAGCAGAACCAGAGGAAGTCTGGTACCGTGTGCGTAAGACATGGGCAGATGCTGCCACGCAGAAAGGTGCATTCCATAGTGTGGAAAATGCAAAGAAGTGTGCGGATGAAAATAAAGGATATTCCGTATTTGATGAATCCGGTAAAGCGATTTATTCCAATGATACATTCACACCATATCTTGTGAGGGTGTCTATTGATGATTTGAACATCCGCAAGGGTCCGGGAACAGATTATGATAAGACGGGTAAGCACACTGGAAAAGGTGCTTTCACAATTGTGGAAGAAGCAGAAGGTGAGGGAGCGAGCCTTTGGGGACTTCTGAAATCTTATCAGAAAAATAGTGATGGATGGATTTCACTGGATTATGTTCACAGGATTTAGTTATTAACATTGGAATATACAAATTAAAAAGAAAACGAAGTACCACTTGACAAAAATAATGTTTTATGTAAAAATTAAAAACAGAATAAAGCCAGGAGGTAATTTCGTTGGACGTGAATAGAAATACTCAAATTGTAATCAATGATGATTTACTCAGAAAAATTGTTTATTGCATAGAGAAAGCTATCGGGGATGATTTACAACAGTATTTAAGAGAAAATCATCGGGAAACTAATAATGCGATTATACTTCTAAGAGGGGACAATATCAATACAAACTTAAGAACA